ATGAAGACTGTAAATTATGCACTGATTGAGAAGATTTACGATGAGAAACTAAGTAAGAAGGAAAACTTAGACCTACTTAGACAGAAAGGTATAGAGGTCAGTGAGAGAACCTTATATAGATACTGTAAGGATAAGGGGATAGGTGATAGACTTAGTGATGAAGAACTGAGACACCTAATAAATCCAAGACAAACTATAATGCAGAACCTAGAGACAATCAAGGGGCAAGGTTATAAGATTAGTAAGGATAGGATTAGTAAGATATTGAAAGAACTAAAAGAACAGCCTACCTATGAATTGATAAAGGATAATAAAGGTGAGACTGGGAAAGGTGAACTAGTGCTAAGTGTCAGTAGTAATAGGCCTGTAAAAATAAAGATAACAGGAGATAATGAACTTAGTATAACCCTAGAAGACACCGATAAAACACTAACAGAAACAACAACTATAAACATCTATAAAAATTAAGACCAATGAAGACAGTAGATTATGGTAAAATTGAAAGCCTGTATAACACTAGATTAAGCATACAGGAAAACTTAGAGGTATTAAGACAGAATGGTATAGAGGTAGGTAAAACTAGTCTCTATAAGTATTGCCAAAATAAAGGGATAGGTGATAGACTTAGTGATGATGAGTTGAGACACTTAATAGACCCAATGCAGACAGTAAGACAGAACCTAGACCTATTGAAAGGAAAAGGTTATAAGATTGGTAATAAGAGGGTTTGTAAGGTGTTGAAAGAAAGTTCATTAAGTAAAACAATGAACGATAAGAATACATACAGGCCTAGTGAGTATGAGAAACAGCCTAAGACGGAAATACTTACTACACCTAAGCCTACCCTAAATGATATAGTAGGGCTTGATAAATTCCTAAGTAGCCTAACCCCTAACATTAATGAAGACTCGGAAAATAACGACAAGCCTAATAATGTAATGGAAAAGGACAACATACAGGCGGAAAAGAACATTAAGGTAAGTAATGGTAATGCGGAAAAGGACACCAAGCCTGTAGAAGAAGTGAAACCTACTATACAGAAAGACCCTAACCCACTTTGTAACCTTAAATTTGATTTCGCTAAGTTAATGGGAGATTTCTAAAGTATTGATTATAAGATAGATAGGCGAGCGACCAAAGCGCGCGCCTACTAATTAAAGATAAAGGACTCACTACTACGTCTTTAACGTTAGTAGTAGTGTGTCCGTATATGTATCTGTATAGGTATATATAAGATACCTATTATATACAGTAATGCGAAAAATAAGGCCACCTAGAATCCTAGTATAAAGTTAAGAATTAGTCTAATATCACATAACTAACTGATATATAGGTAGTTAAGGCAAAAACAGCCTTATACTAGGGTTACTTGAAATATAACACCAATATACGGAATTGGACAACACTACACGGAATATAACACCAAGACCTATAATATAGCGGAATATAACACCAATATACGGAATTAGACAACATAGTATAGGTGTAAGTAGCGGAAATGAACAACAACATAATAATTAACCGTCTTAGTAATTAACCTAGGACATAAAACATTAAATAGATATGACAGCAGAAGTATTTAATCAGACTGAGACAATGACAGAAGAGGCTAGAAGAGAGTATAGCCGTCGACTTGAAATGGAGTTATTCGGTGATGTACAGGATAACAGGGAAACAATCTTACCTAGCAAACCAAAGACTAATAAGAAGGATGAAACTGTTAAGCTAAGTAAGAAGGAAGAGAAGGAACAGGCTAGGGAGAAGTTTTTATCTACCTTAGAGAATGTTAGGTATAATGATGAGTCTAAGCGTTTAAGCCTCTACACATTTGACGGTCGTAGTAATGATATGTTTTGGGAAATGGTATTAGAGACTAGGAGGAAGAAGTTAGAAGGTATTGTAGATGAGCCTGTAGATAATACCCCAAGCAATCCAATCCCAACAACTACAACTAATCAATCAGACCCTTACCAATCAGACCCTATGTTAAGAAGTCTAGGGTTAACAGGGAATGAGAAAGAGGACAACATTAAGATACAGGATAGCTTATTAGGTCTTAGTGGCAAGTGGGATAAACTTTAATCAAGGAGGACAGCAGCAATGAAGAAGATAGAGAAGTCAGTAAAGGATAAGAAGGGTGTAGAGATAGAACGTGCAACCCTAGACAATGAAGTACAGGAACTAACAAAGGAGGAAGTACTAGAAAGGTTTAAGCAGGCGACAGAAAGACGACAACTACCTAATAAAAGCTGGTTAGACTTTAGGGTGTTCTAGTGTACAATATTGCAAGTCACACACCCTACAATCCTAATAAGTAGAGAGGATAATAGGTAATGTGTAATATTGCAGTTCACAAGCCCTACAATCCTAATAAGTAAGAAAGAAATTGTTTTCAATCTGTAATAGTTTATTGTCATAATTAGGTAGGGGTTAGTAGTGATATTAGCCCTTACCACTTTACTAATACAGACTGATAACTAAACACTAATAAACTATGCCAACAATATACAGGCCACCAAAGAACACTAACAAAGATTCTTACAGTGCCAAACGAAAAGCAGAACGACAGGCAATATATAGTAGCACGACATGGAAACAACTAAGAGAGACAAAGCTAAGACAGAAACCCTTATGCGAATGTTGTCTTAAGAAGGGTGTAATCCGAGTAGCGCAAGATGTACACCACTTAATTAGTTTTATGTCTACTACTACTAATCCAATCGAAAGAGATAAACTAGCGTATGACTTAGATAACCTTCAATCTTTATGTAGGGAATGTCACAACGCTATCCACAACCCAAAGAAGAATAACACAACACCTAGTAATAATGTAGGGGAAGACTTACAGTACTAGGTTGAAGTATAAAGTCAGATGATAATGTTAGTTATTAGTAGGGGTGAGGTAGAGAGTAAAGTGTAATAGTTTGATTTTAAGCCCTTTATCCCCCCGCCCCTATCTAACTATTTGACTATCAACGTTTTACCCCACCCCAGTTTTATTTGCACATGGGAGGGTAATTTTTAACACATTTTGAGATTATGACAAGAACATTAGATGAAGTCTTAGATATTTTAAGACAAGATTACAAGAGACAAGCACAGAATTTAGTAGATGGGGTTTGGACTTATTATAATGGATGTAAGAGTAGTAGAGGTGAACTAGAATTTTTATACCTAGGCGACATAACAGACCCAACTACACCCCACTTAGACACAGAACTAGGGGGAGAAGACATACAGTACTTACCTAGCTTAGATATGTTAACAGGTAAGGAGGAACAAGCAGGACAGACATTAACAAACTTAGAAAGAGCAGGCTATCATATTTACATCTTAGCATATAGAATAGGAGTTGAGGATATGTTAGAAAAGCGAATGAGATATATAATGTTTGCAAGCCGTTCCTACATGACAGACGACTTACCCACAGACGACTACCACCGTGAAAAGTGTGAGCTGGTTAAGCGTTCATTAAATCTACTAGAAAAATTATATAATGAGTAATACTAGCTTAAATAAATCTAAGGCAGCAAAGAATGACGAATACTACACAAGGCTAGAAGACATAGAGAAGGAACTAGTATATTACAGTCCATACCTAAAAGGAAAGAAGGTGGTTTGTAATTGTGATAGTGAGGCTAGTATGTTCTGGACTTACTTTACTACTAACTATGATAGTCTAGGATTAAAGGGACTAACAGCAACTCATTACGATCCGAACGGTACATATAAGTTAGACTACATAAACGGACAAACAGTAAAGACTGCAGTAAGTGGGGACGGTAGCTATAATAGTCCAACTAGCAAGGCAATATTAAAGGATGCAGATATAGTAATTACAAACCCACCCTTTAGCCTATTCAGAGACTTTGTAGATACAATCAAGGATAAGGACTTTATAATAATAGGTTGTATAAATGCAGTGACTTATGGGAATGTCTTTCCAATGTTTAAGGCAGGACAGATTAGATTAGGTTACACAACACTTAGGTACTATGTAACTCCAGACGGCACAGTTAAAGAATTAGGTAGTACATCATGGTTTACTACCCTACCAGTAACAAGACAGGAACTAGTACTAACAGCAACTTATAGCCCTACTGACTATCCAACTTACAGTAACTATCCAGCTATCAATGTGAATAAGGTAAAGGACATCCCAAGCGACTATAAAGGGTTAATGGGTGTCCCTGTTAATTTTCTGACTAAGCACTGTAGCAGTCAATTTAGGATAGTAGATAGGTTGAATAATCCAAAGCTAGGTGAGAAGACAATCTATAAGCGTGTAATAATTGAAAGAATATGAAAAGACTAAATCACTTAGAATTATTTGCAGGTATTGGTGGGTTTAGTAGGGCAGCAGAACTATTATACCTAGATAGTGGCTTAGAGATACCAACCATAGCCTACAGTGAGATAGATAAGCACGCAGTGAAGACTTATCAAGCAATACACCCAAGCCACAAGTATAGTTTAGCAATGGGTGACTTAATAGCATGGAATCAGACTAAGGACTACATAACTAGGAACTTAGACATAGATATTTTAACTGGTGGCTTTCCATGTCAGACTTTTAGTAGTGCAGGCAGGAGAGCAGGATTTCAAGACCCTAGAGGAACGCTATACAATGAAATAGTACATATCCTAGAAGTCAAGAAGAAACAGTACAAGCCTATCCCTTTTGTACTCTTAGAGAATGTAAAGGGGCTATTAACACATGACAAGGGTAACACATTTAGGACAATCAAGACCACGTTAGAAAATTTAGGTTACACTGTTTATTATGACCTATTCAATGCAGCAGATTATAAGTTAGCACAAAATAGAAACAGGCTTATAATTTTTGCCACCACCTTAGACCTGCCTAACTTTACCTTTACATCAACTAAGGTAAAGGACGTATTTAACAGGGACTACAGGATAGAATGGAGCATAAATAATCAGTCTGAGGTATTGGACATTCTAGATAAAAAGGTAGATAGCAAGTATAACACCTCAACTAGTCCAACATACAGGGCTTATCTGTTGGGAGAAAATACTAGCTACACAACTAAGCCAAAATTCGATAGACCCATAGCTGCAACCTTAACCTGTAAATCGGATAGAAGGGCAGGAATGGGGAACTACTATACACATCATTATATACAAACAGGTACTAGGAAACCAAACCCAGACTATCACACAGAGCCACTTAGAAGAATTACACCTACTGAGTCATTTAAGTTACAAGGATTTACAGGACACGATGTAGACCTAGCTAGACAGGCAGGGGTAAGTGATACACAACTCTATAAACAGGCAGGTAATAGTTATGCAGTTAATATGTTCTATGCAATTTCCCACTACCTGTTTAATGACCAAAGAATACAGGAAAAACAATGATAACAAAGAAAAAGATACAAAACCTATACCCAGATGTTAGGGAGTCAGTACAGGAATATATGTACAACGCCTATAAATATCTAGAGTCTGAGTATGGGCAGGTTAAGAATGAGTGGAAAGCAGCCCTATCTCTTCTATCTGAGTCACTAGATATGTTTTATCAGTGTAAGGAAAGGATTAAGAAGGATGGACTACTAATTAATGATAGATACGGTAATCCCAATAAACACCCCTTACTACAAATCCAAACAGCCTATCAGATACAGATATTAAAGGTAGTGAAAGAGTTAGGACTATCACCCCTAGCAAGTAGTAAGATAGCGGATAAGCCAGAGAAGGAACAGGAACTTAGTGCAGAGGATTTCATAACTAAACTAACAGCAGGATAATATGGAACATTTATACAAGGGCAGCGAGTTAAGAATTAAGCCCCAAGGATTCGTAGAAGGTGGACAAGTTACTTTCTTTACCGTAAATCCTAAGTTTGGTACTATCTTAACAGCTACAGACGATGAGGGTTATATGTTTCTATCATGGCCTCACCTTCAATATATGGGTAGGGGCTGCTTGAATTATAAAATTAACAATCCCCACACAGGACTAGATAGACTAATTACCACTGAATATTATATAGACTCAGATTTAGAGGTATCAGACACAGAGACTCTAGGTAATGTAAGTGATAGGATAGAAAATACTGTTAGCGGTAAGTTGACAGAAAAGATAGATGCAGGTATTGAGAAGGTAACAAGGTCAGCACAGGAACAGGTAGATAGTGCAAGTAATAGAATTAAAGAACTAGGCACTACATTTACTACTACTATATCAACACTAGGCAAGAGTGTAGATAGTGCCTTAGCGGATGTAAACACTAAGGTAACACAGAAACTAGGAACGGTAGATACTAGGCTGACAGAGATACAGGCAGACTTAACTACTAAATGTCCTTATGTCGGTGGTGATTACTATGTATATAATTACGACAGAACCACAGGGAATATTAAGAAGACAAACCTATATGTGAAGGGACAGGACGGTAGGAACGGAGTAGACGGTAGAAGTAAGGAAGTAAGACATACAAACCCAACAGATACTACAGTTACGATTAGGAGCGGTGAGTTTCATGTGTGGGAAGAGGTAGAAAGTCTTAATATCACCTTACAACCAGCCCCTAACAGTCCTTTCCTAGATGAGTACGGATTTAGTTTTAAGACAGGAAGTAATGCACCTAGAATAAGTCTACCTTCTAATATCAAACTACCACGTACATTTATTATCTTACCAAATCATATCTACACTGTTACTATCTTAGGTACGGTATTAGAGTTTGGTAGTCAATCATTATAAGGTATGAAGAAATATATTAAAGAAGGACACCTATATAACGGTTACTTAGAGTTAGACGGTAAGACAATCATTAACCCAACTGAGGAAGAACTAGTACAAGCAGGATGGCAAGTAGTAGTAGAAGAAACCCCAAATACTGACCAACTAGAAGAAGACGTAGTAGAAGAACACAAAGAGCCAACTGAGGAAGAACTACTACAGGCTGCAATAGTACAGAAGATTAATGACATACGATATTACGACAGTTCAGATGAGATTAATAGTTTCACAGTTGGCAGTCTTAAGATGTGGCTAGATAAACAGGAAAGGTGTATCTTATATGCAGCACTCTTAGCACATGAACAGTTAGGCAAGGAGACGATGACTAAAATTTATCACGGTCACACATTTACCTATCCCCTAGCAATGTGGAGGCAACTATTAGGACTCATTGAATTATACGCTACAGACTGCTTGAACTGTACAGAAACTCATATAGAGGCCGTTAAAAGACTTACTAATAGAGAGGAAGTACTAGCATACGACTACAAACAGAATTACCCAGACCCTTTAATACTAGGATAACACTATGATAGATGAGAAGTACAAATCTTATGCAAGGGATGTTTTAGGCGGTAAGGTAGTAGCGTGTGAGTATGTTCGTCTTGCTTGTTCTAGATACCTAAGCTGGTTTGACAAAGAAGATAGGTACTTTGATTCAAAAAGTGTAGATAAGGTAGTTAAGTTCTTACAAAAGCTACCACAGTCTACAGGTAAATTTGCAGGCCAACCCTTAGTATTGCAGGAATGGCAGAAATGGGTAGTAGCAAGTATATACGGTTTTCATTGGTGTTCAGACGGTACACGAGTAGTTAGAGAGGTCTATATCGAGGTGGCCCGTAAATGTGGAAAGTCTACACTAGCAGCAGGTTTAATGTTATATCACCTCATAGCTGACGGTGAAAATGAGGCACAAGTAATTTTCGCAGCTAATTCCTATGCACAGGCACAGTTAGCTTTTACGATGTCTAAGAACTTTATTAGTAGCATAGACAAGAAGGGTAAGTACTTTAATTATTACAGGGATTCTATTAAGTTTCCCCTTACCAAGTCTACTATGAAGTGCGTGAGTAGTGAGGCTGATAAATTGGACGGTCTAAACTGTTCTGCTTTTTGTCTAGATGAGTATCATGCTGCTCGGTCTAATAATACTGCAAATGTCTTAACTAGTAGCGTAGGTATGAGAACTCAGCCCCTACAGTTATATATCACCACTGCAGGCTTTGATATGTCTAATCCATGCTACCAACTAAGAAGTACATTTATAAGTATCTTGGAAGGTAAAGCAGAAGATGATAGTGTATTTTCAGCTATCTATACCCTAGACAAGGAAGACGACATAGAAGACCCTAAGAACTGGGTAAAGTGTCAACCAAACCTAGGGCTTACTGTTACTGAATCTTACTTACAATCTGAACTAAGAAAAGCAAAGAATAGCCCTTTATTACTCACTAACTACAAGACTAAGTTAATGAATATTTGGTGTAGTAATGAAAGGGGTGAGTGGATTCCTAGTAGATATATACAGGACTCAATGACACCTATAGACCTTCAAGACCCAATATTTCAAGGGTGTACAGGTTATCTTGGTTTGGATTTATCTTCGACTAGTGATATTACAGCAATAACCTTAGTATTATCAACCGACAATACAATCTACTCTAAGTCTTGGTACTACTTGCCACAGTCTGCCCTAAGTGAGAGTAGCAACAGGGATAAGTATAAATTTTGGCAAGGACTAGGTTATCTGAATATCACAGACGGCAATGTAGTAGATTATAACAGGGTAATTGAAGACATACAGGCTATTAATAAGACCTTACCTATTGAGTGTATTAGTTATGACCAGTGGCAGAGTACAATGGCAATTATTAAGCTAACTGAACTAGGATTTAACTGCCAACCATACAGCCAAACGACAGGCAGCATGAACAGACCTACAAGGCACTTGGAAATGATAGCACGTAATGGCACACTTAAGCTAGATAAGAACTTAATTACTAGTTGGATGTTTGGTAATTGTGAAATTATGGAAGACAGTAACGGTAATATTAAGCCAGTCAAGCAGAATAATAACAGTGAACGTAAGATAGACGGTGTACACTCTACATTAAATGCACTTGGTAAGTACCTAGAACAGCCACGATATAATAACGAAATAACAGGATTTAATTTTTAACCATGAAAATATTAGGTATTAACATAAGTAGGGATAAGCCAGAAAAACGAGGCCAACCCTTTTATAACCCTAACTTATCTGAAAGTCTAGGATGGGGCTTTGGTTATCAGTCTGGCAGTGCTATGAGTCTTAGTGCGGTCTATTGTGCAGTTAACCTAATTAGTGATTCAATTGCTACCCTACCTATTCAAGTCAAGGCAAAGAATACAAAGGGAACAGACCTACTAGACAAACACCCACTTTATGACACCTTTACTAACAATCGGATGACACGCTATACCCTACTTAAGAATATAGTACAGTCTGTTTTATTGAAAGGTAATGCTTATGTACTGATTGAAAAAAAGGGTAAGGATGTAGTAGGACTTAGGTACTTACCAGCTGATGATGTACAGTGTAATTATAGGAAGGAAGATAACACCCTATACTATACCTGTTCATACATAGGGGCTAGACAGATACAACCTAGTGAGATACTACATTTTCTTAGGTACTCTTATGACGGTGTACAGGGTATTAGCGTTCTGAGTCATGCAGCAAGGAGTCTCAATATCGCACAACAGACAGAACAAGTAGCGGAGAACTTTTTTAGTAATGGTTGCAACTTAAACGGTATTATCAAGGTACACAGTAATCTAAGTGAGGAACAAAAGCAGGCTATATCTACTAATTGGCGGTCTACATTTGGGCAAGGTAATCAAGGCGGAGGCGTAGTAGTCCTGCCTGTAAATATGGATTATCAGCCTATTTCAATTAATGGCTCAGATGCTCAGATGTTAGAGTCTAGAAATTTTAGTGTAGTTGATATTGCACGTTTCTTTAACATATCCCCAGTACTACTTGGGGACTTGAGCAAAAGTAGTTATAGTAGTGTGGGTGAATCTAACTTACAATATCTTACTTACACGCTTAACCCCTATATTGTGATGATAGAGGAGGAACTAAACAGGAAACTAACAGGTGGTACAGGATTAGAAATAGGCTTAGATGAGACTGCAATACTGAGAACGAACAAGGCAGAACTAGCAGGGTACTATAACAGTCTTCTTAGTATGGGTGTTCTTAGTATCAATGAAGTTAGAAGACAACTAGGTTATAATCCTGTCGAGAATGGAGACAGCCACAACTTAGCATATAATGACGTGTCTAAGACAAACCTAACAAGTAGTACAGATGAGGAAGGATAACAACATAGAAATACGAGCAATCAGAAGTACCCCAGTAGTAAATCAAGACAGTAGAACAGTAGAAGGTTATGCAGTAGTTTTTAACAGCCAAAGTGAAGACCTAGGATTTTATGAGACTATTAACCCTGCTGCAATCACTGAGGAAGTACTAATGAGGTCTGATGTATTTTGCCTATTTAACCATGACCAAGACAAGGTACTAGCAAGGTCTAAGTATGGTACAGGTAGCTTACAATTACAGCTAGACGAACAAGGACTTAAATATACCTTCACAGCACCAAACACGGATCTAGGTGATGAATTACTAGAATACCTTAGACGTGGTGATATTGATAGTAGCAGTTTCGCTTTTACAGTTAGTACAGATGAAGGTAGCGAGGTATGGACGACAGAAACAGACGGACGGCAATACAGAGAGATACTTAAGATTGATGAGTTACACGATGTTAGCCCTGTATGGAATCCAGCTTATAGTAGTACCTCAGTTAGTCAGAGAACACTAGATAAACTTAACCAACTAAGAGAAATGCAGGACGAGAAAGAGAAAGAAGTACAGGATGAAACTGTAGAGAAGACTGATGAGGTACAGGAAGATAAGGAAGTACCAACACAGGAAGAAGTAGAAAAGAAAAACACTGACACAGAGGACGAGAATGAAGTACAGGTAGAAGATACTGTAGAGAAGTCTGATGAGGAAGTAGTAGACGAGGATAAGGACAAGGATAACGATGTTGAGGGTGAAGATATGGAAGATAAAGAAGAAACACGCTCAGCACGAACACACAAACATATTAATATTAATACGATGAAAGAACAGAGATTTAGTTTACTCAAGGCTATTAGAAATGTAGCAGAAAACAGACAGTTTGACCCATTAACTGCTAAGATTATTGCGGATGGCCAGAAGGAGCAAAGACAGGCTGGTTTGAACACGGTGGGGCAGATTTTTATCCCATTTGAGCAGAGGGCTGCAGTGTCTGTTACTGCTGAGGGTTCAGATATTGTAGGTACTAACTTAATGGCTATTGAGCCTGCTTTGCGTGCTAAGAATGTACTAGTACAAAGTGGTGCAAAGTTTATGACAGGATTGTCTGGTAATGTTCAGATTCCTAGACTCAGCCCTTCTAATGTAGGTTGGCAGAATGAGGTAGGACAGGCTGTAGATGGTGCGCCTACTTTTGATAATGTGACATTGACACCTCACCGCCTCACTTGTTTTGTAGACTTAAGTAAGCAGCTTTTAGTACAGGATAGTCTTTCAGTAGAGGAGGCAATTAGGCAGGATATTATAGCAGCAATCACAAGCAAGCTAGAGGCTACAATCCTTTCAGCTGATGCACGCACAGTATCTAATCCGGGCGGTTTGATGGCAGGTAAGACCCCTACAGCCGTTGCAACATTTGCGGATATTTGTAAACTTGAGGCAGCAGTTGAATCAGCAGGCGTATTAAATCCTGTAAGCTATGTAGTATCTCCAAGTGTACGTGCAAACTTTAGGGATATGACCAAGGGAAAGGGTATGCAGTTAGCGTATGTAGATAACAGTTTGGACGGTGCTACAGTACTTTCTACAGGTAACATGAAAGATAAGCACTTTATTGTAGCTGATTGGACTAACCTAGCTTTGGCACAGTTTGGCTCACTTGATATTACCGTAGATTCTTATAGCCAAGCAGTAAATGGGTGTGTAAGACTTGTAATTAATTCTTACTGGGACTGCCAAGCTATCAGACCAGAGGCTTTCCAGTTTGGTAAGTTCGCTTAATTAGTTAACTAAGTTTCTATATGTACGTAAACTTACAGCAACTAAAAAAACATCTTAACATGGACTCTAGCTTTCACGATGACGATGAGTACTTATGTGACCTAGAACAAGCAGCGGAATTAGCAGTAGAACGACATATAGACGATAAGTTAGAAAATATCTTAATAGCTAGTGGGAGGACAACATTACCTCCCACATTAATACAAGCTATACTAATACTAACTGCAAATTTATACGCTAACCGTGAATCTATTGCTTTTAGTAGTCACACAGAGCTACCCTATAGTCTAACCTACTTACTAGACCTATACAAGAATTATAGTAAGAAATACACAGGCGGAAAGGATAAGGTATGAGAACAGGACTACTAAGAGACACCATAGCAATTTATCGGACTGAAATAATACAAGACGATTTCGGAGGTACTACTAATCACCACCGCCTATTAACAACTACTAGAGCTAATGTAGGTTATAAGACTGGCGAGAGAGGTGTAGTAAACGATGAAATAGTCTATACCTATCAAGTTACTTTTGAAGTGTGGCAGTACATTAACATACAGGAACACACAGACTATATAATGTACAAGGATAAGAAGTACAGGGTCTTAAGTGTCATACCAGTACCTGCACATCAGAAGAAGGTAATAGAAACAGAGTTAATCAATGAATAACGACAACTTAGAACTAACAGGGGCGGAAGAACTTGTTAAGAAGTTTACAGAGCTAACAGGACGTGAACAGACCAAAGCTAAAAACACTGCACTAAAGAAAGGTAGTGATATTCTAGTTAAGGCAGCTAGGCAGAGTCTCAGAACAGTAACCAAGGGCTATAATCGTCCTAACTGGTGGAACGGTAAGACCCTAGAATCTGGAATTAAATATAGTAGACCTAGTGGAGATAGTGATACTGCTAAGGTACACATCCTTGCAGATTTTAGACTTAAGTTTTGGGAACTTGGTACACAGTTGAGACGTACTAAGGCAGGTGCTAGTAGGGGTGTTCACAAGCGACATAGTTTTTTCCAACCCACTGTACAGGCTAAGATGTCAGAAGTTGAGGACTCTATGGGTAGGTTATTTTCTGAGTCTATTGATAAGATATGGAATAAGAAGTAATGGAGAGTTTAGAATTAGGTAGGGTTGTAAAATCTATCCTACTACAAGACGAGGAAATAAGTAGGCAAGTAGGAAGTAAAGTTTTTCCACTAGTCGCTGATAAAGGTACTAGTTTCCCTTTCATTGTTTATCGAAGGGACGGACTAACACCTAGCACTAATAAAGATAAGCTAGTCTATGATACACAGGTTAGAATGTCTTTTATAGTAGCTAGTAGTGATTATAGACAGGGGCTAGGAATATGTAGTAAGGTAATAGATGTCTTACTAGCAAGCCAAGGTAGAACTATAGGGGGACTTGAAATAACAGACCTAGAACTACAAGACACTAGCGAGGAATACAGGGAAGACACATTCTTACAGCTACTTAGTATAACAGTAAATATAAAAAACAAATAACATAATATGGCAAGTGTAACCAAAGGACGTGACCTAATGCTTTTTATTAATGGAAAGTCTATCGCTTTTGCAACTAGTCACAGTCTTTCTATTAGCCAAGATACTACAGAAACTACTAGTAAAGATTCTGGTGGTAAGTGGGTGTCTGCACAGGCAGGAAAAATCAGCTGGGAAATGTCAAGTGAGAACTTAATGAGTAATGATGGTGAAGGTGTAGGCTTTGAACAACTCTTTGATATTATGACAGCACAGACCCCAATAGATGCCGTCTTTGCCCTAGAGAAGAACTATAAGACTAAGACTGATGAGGTAACTAAAGGCGGTTGGATTCCTTCAACTACTGGCACATATACAGGCAAGGTAATAATTACATCCCTAGAGGCAAGTGCTCCAAATGAGGACAATGCTACATTTTCGGCCACATTTACAGGTGTCGGTGCGCTTAAGAAGGTGGCAACAGCATAAAAGAAATAATAATGAAACAGGGCTATACCTATTATATCCAAACTTAACAAGGGTGTAGTAGGTAGCCCAATAATTTTTTAATCATGAATACAGTAACAATTAACTACAAGGAATATAAATTAAAGTATAGTGTACGTGCTATGATGCTATTTGAGGCAGCGTGCGGTAAATTATTTTCTTTAGATACCCTTTCAGACCAGTACCTATTCCTGTATTGTTGTATCTTAGCAGGTAACAAAGACACTGACCTTACATTTGATAAACTCTTAGACAGCCTAGATGAAGACCCTAGTATTTTTACAGTCTACACAGATTTCATGAAAAGGGAATTATCTAGACAAGCAGAGTTTAAGGGTAAGGATGACACTAAGAAAGGTGAGGATAAGGGAAAAAACTAGGAATGGCAGATGTATTTAGTATCTTAGTCTACCAAGGCAACCTAGACCCTAGGTATATTCTAGACGAGATGAGTATGTTAGAATTACACGTACTAGTTAAGAATCTGTACAGGGCTAAACAGGATGACTGGGAGATAGGGAGACAGGCTATTTTTACATCTGCCAAGGTAATGGGTGGCACTAAAGAGAATAACCCACGGAAATTTATGCCCTTACCATGGGATAACTTAGAAGGTAGTACTGGAGATAAAGACCCACTACCAACCAAGGAGGACATAGATAGACTTAAACAGAAAGCGAAGGAATATGGCACAAGATTTAGTAACCAAAATAAGACTTGATGATAAACAGTTTAAGTCCATTATTGATAAAGTAAAAAGTGAAGTAGGTAATACTGAGACTGTATTTAAGCAGGGTAGCGGTAATATCAAAAGGGAACTAAAAGCAATCCAAGGCGAGTTAGCTAATATGCTGCTCAATGGTGTAGACCCTGCTAGTGAGAAATTCCAACAACTAGCAGCAAGGGCAGGTAGTATCAAGGACGCTATGGGTGATGCAGGACAGGTAGTAGGACAATTTGCCAATGATACCAGAGGACTTACAGCAGCCCTAGACTTAGCAGGGACAGGTGTAGGTATTTTTCAGACAGTTGCGGGTAGTATGGCCCTGTTTGGTGTTGAATCAGAGGAGGCACAGCAAACCCTAACTAAACTTGCTGGTGCTATGAGTGTCTTAAATGGTATCACACAGCTACAAAATACCTTCATGGACCAAAGTAGCGGTACATATAGGGCTTACCATGCACTGCTTAGGTTAGTAGGAGTTGAACAATCTAATAATACTGCTACTACAACGGCTAATACTGTTGCAGTTAAGACTAATGAGGCAAGTAGACAGGCTAGTACAGGTGCGTTAACTGCTAGTACTGGTGCAATACAAGGAAATACTGGTGCGCTAACAGCTAGTACTACCTCAACAGTAGCTAATACAACAGCAAATGCAGCAGCAGCCACAGCGACCACAGGACTAAGCACAGCACAGAAAGCAGCAGCCTTAGCAAGTAAGGGACTTAAGATAGCACTATCAAGTATTGGTATAGGCTTAGTTATTACCCTAGTAGCTAGCTTAGTGGCACATTGGGAAGATATTGTAGGTTGGTTTAAGAAGACCTTTCCACAGCTAAACAACTTAGGTAGTAGCTTTAACAAACTCAAACAGGTTATCTATGGTGTTGGTAATGCAGTCTTACAGTATATCTTAACCCCTTTTAGAATAGCAGCAAGTGTAATAAGAGACTTGATAGATGGTAACTGGGAAGGTCTAGTTAGTAATGCTGTTAATGAGTGGAAGAAGGGATATGATTTTGCAAAGAACTATCAGAAAGGCGCACATGATGAATTACTAAGCCAACAGGAAGAGGCACAAGAGAAAAGTAGGCAGTCACAATTAAAGGCACTAGAAGACAGTCATAAAGATTACGTTGCAGCACATGGTAAGAACTTAAAGGAACTTAAGCAATACCACCTAAAAAGATTATCCCTACTTAAGAAAGGTAGTGAGGAATGGAAAGAGGCTAACAGGGAGTACTTAACTGATATGAGGACTAATGCGCCTACATCTAAGAAAGTCAAGACACCTAAGCCTAAGAAAGTCAAGACGGTTAAGCCTAAAGTAGATAAAGCAGCAGAAGAGGCAAAGCGGAAAGCAGAGAAGATAGCAGATGACCAGAAGACCTTAAAACAGACTATCGAAACTGAAACCGTCAATAATAATAAGGGTAGTAGGAAGACAGATGAGGAACAGCTTAAAAATGCGTATGTTTCAGATAAGAGTAACGTAATCAATACACAAGGGGCACTAGATAACCAGCTTAAACTAATCAACGACTACTATACTAAGATAGAAGGTTTTAGACAGGCAGACCTAGCAGATGAGGTAGCAGCAGTTAATAAAAAGTATGCAACCCTAGCAGAGAAGGCACACGATAACACTGAACTACTCGAACAGCTAGAGAAACAGAAACAGGCTGCAATATCTAACATACAGGCTGAGTATGCTAACAAATACACTGAACTACTAGACCAAAGGGCAAAGGATGAGAAAGAGGCAAGTGATAAACTACTAAACCCACTAATCGACAAGGCTAGACAGTTAGGACAGGAATTAGGTAGGGCACTGAAATTAGATGGCTTAGATTATTCTGCACTTACTAAACTTACTGAGGAGCTACAGAAGTCAGTAGATGGTATGAAAGAACTCCAAAAGGTTAAGGATAGCTTAGGTAGTTTTGAGAATAGCGGTATTACTAGGATGTTAGATGATGCCAAGGCCTTACAACAGATACTAGGTAGTAATATGGCTAGTGACGGTGAGAAGATAGGTGCTAGTATGGTGTTTATGTCTCAAGCAATACAACAACTAGGACAAGATAGTGCAGCAGCCAAGGCAGGTTTAGTACTTGCTGCAATAGGCCAGATAATCTTAGGTTTTGCACAAGCCAGCGCACAAAGCTCGCAACTCGGACCTATTGGATGGATTGCAGCTACAGTAGCTGCACTTGCAGTAGCAACTAGTACGATTTCACAGTTACAATCATTCTCACAGGGTGGTATTTACCAAGGTAGTAAGACAGTAGGAGACCATAACCTAGCAAGAGTTAACGCAGGTGAAATGATACTAACCAACACACAACAAGGAAACCTATTTAGAATCTTAGACAACAATACAGCAGGTCTAGGAGGTGGTGTAGGTGTAAGTAGTGTAAGGGTGAAAGGTAGTGACTTATACCTAGCCTTAAGTAATTATAGTAAGGTTCAGAGTAAGACAGGAAGGAGGTTACTATGATATTAAGAGGTGAGTTTAGGAACTTATCAGATGAACTACTAACCGTCCTAATTAAAAGTGGTGGTAGTGGGGAAGTTAAGGAGATAGGCAAGGATGGTTTATACTTTGCTGCTGACCCTGTACATATTGAAGAGAGTATAGAAGACATAACAGAACACGTAATAAGAAAGTCAGCTACAATTAACTTAGTTGTCTCAGATTATATAGGCGATTTACTATTTACAGGTGCTGCTCGAGATATAGTAGTAAACATTTGGAAGGGTAGTGAGTGTATTTTTGCAGGTTATGTAGAGCCAGCCACTTTTAGCCAACCCTTTAATAGTAGTGTTGATGAATTTACCCTTAACAGTACAGACTTTCTTAGCACCCTTCAATATACAAGTTACAAGAATATAGTACCCCTTAACTATAGACAGGCGGTACAAGAGGCAGGTAGTACTAGTTTTATGGAAGTCTTGGGTAGGATATTTGATACAAGGGGACTAAACCTAAACAACAACCAAAAACCAAGGCTACTATATGACCAGTCTAAGGGTACGGCAAAGGGAAAGGAAGGTACTGTATTTGAAGAGCTAAGTATTAGTGAGTTGTTCATAATTGGTAAGGACGAGGATAGTACTTGGACGAATGAAGACCTACTAAAAGAAGTCATGCAGTATCTTAACCTACATATCAGACAGGAAGGTTTAGACTTTTATATCTATGATTGGGACACACTAGTACAGGGTAATACTATAAACTGGTTAGACTTACAGACAGGTGAGGTAGTCAGTAAGCAGCCACAATCTATTATAATCAACCCTTCACACTATGCAGGAAGTGATACAAGCCTTAGTACAAGTGAAGTAGTAAATCAGTTCCAATTATCCTGTAGCCTCGAAGGACAAGATACCTATGAAAGACTATGTAATGTATTAGACCGTAGTCCATTATACAGACAG